TAGTAGGCGCTGGCGCAGCTTGGTTTGGGCTATATGCAGGAACAGCTAAAGATAAAATAAATAGCAAATAATGGAGGCTTTTGACCTTATAGAGAAGGTCGGATTGCCTATAGCTTCTGGTCTTATCATGGGATATTTCATATTCCTTATAATGCAACAACTGATGAAAGGTCTTGTTAATAAGATTAAGACGGTAGAAGGTATCACTAAGATGCTTATAACTAGAGCATCAATAATGAATAATGAAATAATACGAATAGATATAAGTGTATCTTCTGCTCTTAAACTAAAACCAGACTTACAAAGAATTGCACGTGCAGAGAACTTTGTAGAAGATGGCAAGATAGATGCTAGAAGGGATTGATGGAAATAGTAGAACTTATAGAAAAGTTTGGATTTACAACCGTAATGGTTGTAGGACTGGGATATTTTGTGTACTACGTATGGGTAACTATAACTAAAACTATTGACCCAGCGGTAGCAGAAATGCAAAAAACTATCATACGTTTAACGGACCAACTTCGCCTGTTAGACCAAGATATGATACGATTACAAGAGAAACTTAATACTGTATTAGAACTACAGGAGCAAGAAAATGG